TTCGCGAGAAAATTCCGGGAAATGCCGTTTGCGTTTGGCGCATCCAACCGGAAACAGACAGGGGCAAGCTCTACATGAGACTAGCTTTTGAGCCGTTCGACGACGAACAATCTGACAAAACCGCTTGACGCGCGGAAAGTTCTCTCTATAGCGGATTGAGACGTTGCTCGGTGCAATGTCTCATCCACCCTTCCCTCGGTGCGGAAGGCGCGAAAAGACCCCTTAGCCTCCCTCGCGCTCGGCGCTGCGAATCGGCTCTCCAACCCGGAGACCTTTTGACGTGGCGAATATGAACGCACCCTTCGGCTTCATGCAGCGCAGCGGAACCGGCTCCTCGCCGACCTACGAGCAGGTGCATGGGCTCATTGACTACAACACCGCCGCCATCTTCTTCGGCGATCCGGTCTTCCGCCTGGCGGATGGAACGCTTGCGGGCGCGACCACCGGGCCGGGACCGGGAACAGGCGTCATCGCGGGCATCTTCGTCGGCTGCACGTATCTCTCGGTGGCAGCGGCCAAGCGCGTCTGGAGCCGCTACTGGCCGGGCAGCGATGTCGCCAGCACCAATCAGGTCGACGCCTACATCATCAACGATCCGAACGCGCAATTCCTGGTCCAGGCGGATGGCACGGGCATCACCGCCGCCAACGTCGGCCTGAACGTCCAGTTCGCCTACGGGGCCGGCAATACCTTCAACGGTGTTTCGGGCGCCTACGTGACCGCTTCCGCCGCCGTTACCGCGACCCTGCCCTTCCGGGTCGTGTCGCTCCTGTCGGCCCCGCCTGGCGCACCAGGAACGGCGACCGGAGCCTACAACCAAGTGGTCGTGGCATTCAACAACGTCGAGACCAAGTCTCTGACGGCGCAGAACTAAGGGGAACCTGAACAGTGGCCGTCAATCTCTCCGCAATTCGCGATCTTCTCCTGCCCGGCCTTCGTGGCCTGACCGGGAAGTACGAACAGATCCCGTCCCAGTACGACAAGATTTTCACCAAGCACGATTCGAAGCTCGCGCTCGAACGCACCGCTGAAATGCGCTACCTTGGGCTGGCACAACTCAAGACCGAGGGCGGCCAGACGCAGTTCGACAACGGCGCCGGTGAACGATACGTCTTCAACCAGGAGCACACCGAACTTGGCCTGGGCTACGCGATCACCCGCAAGGCGATCGATGACAACCTTTACAAAACCCAGTTCCACCCGTCGAACCTCGGCCTCATGGAGTCGTTCCAGCAGACCAAGGAAATCTACGCGGCGAACGTGCTGAACACCGCGACGACCTACAACACCGCAGTCGGCGGCGATGGTCAGCCGCTCTGTTCCACCGCTCACCCGATCGACGGCAACACCTATGCCAACACGCCGACCACGCAGGTGGACCTGAACGAGGCCACGCTGCTCAATGCGATGATCTCGATTCGAACCAACTTCCGCGATCAGGCGAACCTGAAATCCTTCGCCCGTGGCCGCAAGCTGATCGTGCCGCCCGCGCTGGAGCCTGTGGCGATCCGCCTGACCAAGACGGAACTGCGCCCCGGCACCGCCGACAACGACGTCAACGCCATCATGTCCACCGCCGGCGGTCTGCCCGAAGGCTACATGGTCGCCGACTTCCTCACCAGCGCCTATGCTTGGTTCCTGCTGACGAATATCGATGGCCTGTCGTTCATGAAGCGCATTGCGTTCGAAACGGATATGCAGGTGGATTTTGTTACTGATAACCTCCTAGTGAAAGGCTACGAACGGTATAGCTTTTCATACTATAACCCTCGTTCAATATTTGGAAACTTCCCCACCTCTTAAACAATACTTGAGACGTAAGGAAGCAACCTAATGCAAATCAACCCCGGCCAATCCCCCAACCCGAACGGTAGCCCCGCCCAGCCCGCAACCAAGCTCACCGGCCCGTTTCTCGCTGGTGGCGTGTTCGACAGTGACGGGACCGGCAACCTCGCGGGCGTCGGCGGTGTCACGGGAACGGCCAACGTCGGTTACGCCGTGATGGCCCAGGCGCAGCCGATCACGCAGGCGACCAACGGGACGTCGCCCGGCGTCTACACCACCGGCCTCGTGATCCCGGCGCAAAGCCAGATTCTCTCCATGACGCTCATGGTGACGACCGCCTTCACCGGTGGCGCGACAACCCTCGGCGTCGGCACGTCGGCTTCAGCCACCGCGCTTACCGCTGCGAATGCCGTCGTCACCAGCGGCGCCCTTGGGCTCGTCACGATCACGCCGGGCACGGGCGCGACGCAGATCGGCAATTGGGATAACGTCGGTAACACCGACGTGCAGATCGTACTGACTTCCACAAACACCGGCTCTGGCGCGGGGACGCTCACCGTCACCTACGTGCAGGGCATCAATCAAAGTTCATAATGGACACCATGAAAGAGCAGTCCATTTCTCACGACTATGTCTTGGCGACGCTGGATTACGATCCGGATCGCGGGGTGTTTACATGGAAGGCGTCCAGACGTCCCGGCCATAACGGCAAGATTGCCGGAAAGATCGGCGGCGGGACGTATCGATATGCCACTGTTGGGCTGGCCGGCAAAAACTACGGCATTGCCAGACTCGCGTGGTTTTATGTGCATGGTCGGTGGCCCGCTGGGCAACTCCGCTTTGCGAACGGCGATCCGAGTGACGCACGGTTAGCCAATCTTCGGGAGCATGAGGCGAAGAGGACCTATAAGCAGGGAAAGCCTCCCACCGATAATCTTCCTCCCGTTGATTACCGGGCTCGCAACCTCAAAATGCTTTATGGCCTCACGCTTGAAGACTATGCGAAAAAACTTTCGGCCCAAAAGGGGGTTTGCGCTATTTGCGAGCAGCCCGAAACTCGTATTTTCCGGGGAAAGATTGGGCTGTTGAACGTGGATCACGACCACTCCACTGGCCAAATTCGTGATCTTCTATGCAATGCGTGCAACGTCTCTTTGGGCGGCTTTCGAGACAGCCCAGAATTGCTAGAGCGGGCAGCGAGCTATTTGCGCCGCCACGTCGCACCGGATAATGTCGTTCCGCTCAAAACAGGATACAGGCCATGAAGGCACATCACCGCGCGCATCGCGAAACCGGCGGCATGAACCTCGCCGAAGACGATCTCGACGATAAGCCCGAGGCGCGCACCGACGCCAAGAAGATCGACGCCGAAGCCGAGGAGCGCAAGCATGGCGGCGAGGTCGAGAAGAGGCGCCGCAAGCGCAAGCATGGCGGCGAGGTGCATCATTCTGCCTGCAAGTGCCACAAGTGCATGGGCGGCGAGGCCCGCAAGCACGGCGGCGAGGTCAAGCACGAGAAGAAGATCGTCGGCCTGGTGAAGGGCGAGCACGCGCGCCATCACATGGGCCACAAGCCTCGAAAAAGCGGCGGACGGGCCACCTCGGACGAGAACCCGTTCACCTCGGCGCGCAAGGGTGATCCCGCTCCCGGCCGCAAGATGATGGACATGGAATAAGGCTTCCGGCGCACATGCGGCGGACGGACGGGGGCCGCGATGCCCCCGTTTTTGTTGGAGATCGATAGATGCAACGAACGGTCGTCACGGTAGGTCCACTGACCATGGCGTCGGCCAATGCGATTGCGCTCTCGCAGACGCCTGCCGCCGGACCCCTCACGCTGAATGGTGCAACCGTGACGGGCGGCGTCGCGTATCTGCCCCAACCGCGCCGGGTGCTGATCACCACGACGGCCAACGAAAGCACGCAGACATTCACCATCACCGGCACGGATGCGGCCGGATCGCCTATATCCGAGGTCGTCGCCGGGCCGAACGCGACCACGGGCCAATCGGTGCTGGACTATTCGACCGTGACCTCGATCGTCATCAGCGGGAACGCAGCTGGCGCGCTGACGGTGGGCGACAACGGTGTCGCCGGGTCGGCGTGGGTACGCTTCGACGGATGGGCAATGCCATCGATCAACGCTCAGGTTGTGGTGACGGGGACGGTCAATTACACGGTCCAATTCTCGATGGACGACCCGAACGACACCGTAAACCCGACCAATCCGAACGCCATGACGTGGAGCAACTGGCCCGATATCGTGCTTGTCGGCGTGACGGCGACCGGGCAGAGTGTCGTTGCCTTCATCCCCATCTTCGCGCGGGTCGTGGTCAACAGCGGGTCCGGATCGGTGCGCGCGACATTCCAGCAAGCGTCGGTCGTACCGTACTGAGGAGGCGCCATGACGACCTCCGGAACCTACAGTTACGCGCCGGGCTTGGGCGAATTGGGGCTCTACGCCTTCAACCTCTGCGAGATCCGTTCGACCGCGCTTCTGCAAGAGCACATGGAATCGCTGCGCATGGCGGCGAACCTCATGCAGAGCCGATGGAGCGCGCAGGGGGTAAACCTATGGGCGGTGGACCTTCAGACCATCCCGCTCGTGCAGGGGCAGGCGACCTACAGCATTCCGCCTGAAACGGTCGTCATGCTCGACGCCTATATCGTTCAGAATTCGAGTGGCGCGGCGATCAATCGGATCATCCTGCCGATCAGCCGCACGGAGTACGCCAGCTATCCAAATCCTGCTCAGCAGGGGTTTCCCACGACGTTCTGGATGGACCGCCTTCTCTCGCCCACGGTGAGCCTGTGGCCCGTCCCTGACGGCACCGTGAGCGCGCTGAACTACTACCGCTTGCGCCAGGTTCAGGACGCCACGCTCGCCAACGGCACGGCGCTGGAAATCCCGTATTATTTCCTTGAGGCGGCCGCCTTGGGGCTTGCGTATCGTCTGGCGATGATCTGGAAACCCGACAAGGTGCAGATGCTCAAGACGCTGGCCGATGAGGCGTATACGATCGCGGCGGATCAGAACGAGGAAGTTGCGCAGCTTTACATCAGTCCTCAAATCGGAGGGTACTATAGGCCATGAGCTATGCCTCGAAACAGGGCCGCGCTCGTGTGTCCTCCTCATCGCCAGAGGCCGCCGGCCAGTGCGATCGTTGCGGGTTCGTCTACTCGTTTCGCTCGCTCCAATGGCAGTTCGATTGGAGGGGCGCCGCTTTGATGAACACCCGCATCCTCGTTTGTCGCCATTGCCTCGACAAACCCCAGGAACAGCTTCGCGCGATCGTCGTTCCCGCCGATCCGGTCCCCATCATGAACGCGCGCGTCCCGGACTTCATCGCCGCCGAAACCGACTACCGCGTCGTGTCCGTGGCGCCGACGATCGACCCGATTACTGGCCTTCCTTTCCCGCCGACCATCTTCCGCGCGACCGAGGACGGCAATCTGCGGATCACGCAGTCGATCGGCGTTCCGACCGGGCTTGAGCAGCCAGGGATTCCGAAGCAATTTGGCGCCGCCAAGTATAACCGCCCGCTCGATCTCTTGTCGGTGGTGTCCGATAGCCTGACCAACATCGTCTCCGCCACCACATCGAGCCCCCATGGCCTGGCGATTAATGACACGATCTCAGCCGAAGGGCTCGCCAATCCGCTCGCCTGCGGTTTCTGGCCCGTGGCGAGCGTTGCGTCGCCCATGGCGTTCTCGTGGGCGATCACCTTCCCGATCGGTGGTCAGTCGCTCCTGACGGGCGCGACGCGCATTGTGCAGGCCCTCGTCGGCATCCCACCGACCGCCGCGCAACTGCCACTCACGGGGGTTGCGGAGTGAGTATCGCCGAAACCATTACCAACCTTCCCTACGCGATCGGCCTGGCGGGGAACGAGCAGCTTGAGATCGTGCAAAATGGCACGTCCAAGCGAGCGACAGTCGCTCAGGTCGCGGCGCTCAATGGCGGGGGTGGCGGCCCTGGATTCGTAACACCGGAGGCAGGCTTGGCTTTTGAAATTATAACGGGCGGTACGGCGATCGTGGTCGCCTCTGGACCCATCAGTGGGGGATACGTGATCAATCCCAATCCCGTCGCCGCGCAGGGCATTGGTGGGGACGTTCCCGAAAACGGTTATCTCGACATGACCGAGCCCCCCGGAAGCACCGACTCGACGGCGAGCGGCACGACCTCCATCCTTTTCCCCGGCGACCGCTTCGACCTACCGGCGCTCAATGGCGGTGTCAGCGTCTATGTCAACGCTGCATCGTCCGGCCATAAGCTAACCGTGGTGATCTACCCATGATCCGCGCCGCTCTCTGCGCCCTCGCCTTCCTGCCGTCGATCGCGCTCGCCCAGCAGAATGCGGCCAACTCGACGCCCGGCACGCCTGCGTCACAGGCGACTCAGATCCAGGGGTGCATAACATGCACGACCGTGGGCGTAGGGATCGACTACTCGGGCGACTTCGGGTCCATCGCGCCCTCTGGCCAGGCGCTGTCGGGCCTTCCCGCCGATCCCGGAACACAGTTCAGCGGCGGTGTTCCCTATTCGCCGACCGGCCCGTCCCCCGGATGCGCGGTGCTAAAGACATCGCTCGGGAACCTGTTTGGGTATTCTTTTGGCGCTATAGGCTTTGCGACCGGGCACACCTATTGGTTGCTGATCATGGACGCATCCGCCGCGCCATCCACCAATACGGCCATCGCGAACGGCACGCAGACGGGCGGGGCGCCGGGCCTGATCGTTCCGCCGATCCTGCTTCCCACGACCGGCGCCGCGATCACATCGCCGCCCATGGCGTTTCCGATCAATTACCTCAATGGCCTCGTGTTCTGCATTTCGGAGTCCGCCGCTCCGCAGACCTTTGTTGTGCCGACCGATCAGGTTCCGGCCATTGACGTCTCTCTTTTCGGATTTCATCTGTGATTCGCCTCGCGCTCTTCCTGCTCGCGCTCTTTTTGCCGGGCGCGGCGCTGGCCGTCCCCATGATCCCGGCCATGCAATGCACGGTGGTCGCGCCCTCCTGCGGCAACACGGCATCTCAAATCCCGGTGGCTCGGGCGCTCAACATCAAACTCATCCGCACGCGCATCGTCCGCCCCCATTTGATCAACGACGGTAACGTCGGAACGAACTTCAATCTCGCCACGGCGGTTTATGTCACCGGGGATTTTGATCCGATCGCGGCGGCCAACGCGCCCGACACAACTTGTTCCCCCACGGCGGATTACCAGATCAAGGTCAGCTCGGTGTCGCCTTTCCATGTCGGGGATACCATCACCGCCGACTTCATCGACCCGTCCGGCACGCCTCCGGCCATCTGCGCCATCAACGCCCCTTACATCTATGTGACCAAGGCGCCGTCGTATTTCATCTCGACAAAATCCCTGGTCAGCGGGATCGGAAACGGCAACACGCTCGCCCTTCAACAGGCGGTCGGTATCCTCATGCATCTCACCGTGTTCAATCCATCCTATGCGGGCACGAACGTCGCGGATGGCCCGTTACTGGCCCAAAACGGAAGCGTGTGCGCGACGGGGACGCCGACGTTCTGCGACACGCTGTATACCAATGCGATAACCTACCTGAACAGCCTTATCGCCGCGACGGGTGTGGGCTCTGACGTGTACCCATATCTCATGGAGCCCGGCAACGAGGAGAACGGCGGTGTGAGCGTGAACTGCGGAACCAATCCGACCAATACCCAGCTTTTGACATCAGGACTCTCCGGACTGACCTCCGCGCAGAGTGCTTGCACGACCGCCCAGCATGTCACCTTGACCATGAACGGCGACTGGGGCGACCTTGGCGCCACGACCGCCGATCTCACCATGGTCTACCAGATCCAGAAGATGCGGGACCTATGCACCGTGGCGCACTCGGTCGGCGCGTTGTGCTCGGATGGGGGCCAGGAGATCAACGGCATCGAGAGCGCCTATCTCGATTACCTGTGGAATTATTGCACGGCCCCGAGCGTGCTCAACTGCCGCCAGCAGGCCGATATTTTTCAGCAGTGGGGCTACAACAAGAGCGCTGGCCAAGCCTTTAATTTTAGCGGCAATCTCGTCACGAGCTGTCAGTACCCCAACACGGGACCGCCTGGCGGATACCTGCCTAACCACGCCCAGATCGTCGCCGATCGCACCGAAGCCCTGCTTGCCGAGGACGCCAACGTCGGCAACACGTCCACGGACCTGTGGGATTTCCACTATTACGACGTGCCGGGCCAAGGGATGTCGTCAGCCGTGGCCCATTTCAACGCCACGACGGGGAAACCGCCCATGGCGGGGGAAGCGGCGACCTACACCTACTCGCAAAATGATATGATCCGCTTCCTGGGGTGGGCGCAACATATGGGCATCCGTATCCTTGCGTGGTGGAATCAAGGGGGAGGGACCGGGCGGGATTCGTCGCTGAGCGGGACCTATACCTGCACCACGTCGCCGTGCGCGGCCGTGCCCATCACGAGCCAGGTCGGCACGGTCTGGAACGCCTATTTTACCGGCCAGCGCCCGCAGACCATCAACGGCTATCCGCCGCCGTCGCCGTTTTGCCCGCCATGAGCGCGTTAGGGTTTGACGTCGATCGGGGGTGTCGAGGCGACCGTTCCGCTCAACTGGATTTCGCCGCTCGGGATAAA